ACTGAAGAAGCAGGTATGCATGGCATGATGGAAGCAGGTGAAGAAGATGAAATTGAAGACATGGACTTTGACACTGATGCTGCTGACATGGATGCGGATGCTGCAGATATGGATGCAGATGCTGCTGACATGGATATGGATGACATGGGTGACATGGGTGGTGATGAAGAAGCACCTGCAACCAAGGGTGACATTCAAGATTTAGAAGATAAGCTTGATGAACTTATTGCTGAATTTGAAGCAATGATGGGTTCAGAGGGTGAAGAAGAAGAGGAAGAAGGCGAAGAAGAGGAAGAAGAAGGTGAAAGCATGGTTGCTGAAGCTATTGCTCTTAAGCAAGTAGGTGGTGCAACTTATGACAAATTTGCCAAAGGTGGTGATGATGGTTCTAACACCAAGAGTCCTGCTTTAACCAAGCCTAAAGTTGTCCAAACAGGTGCAGGTCCTGTAAATTTCTCAGGTGGTGGTGATGAGACTGTACCAACAAGTCCAAAAGCCAACATGGGATATGTAAAGCAGGGTGGTGATTTAATCAGTGGTGTAAAGAACGCACCAGGCTCATCTTTTAGCGAAAAAGGTGAATCAACACCAAAGCCTGTAACAAAGGATGCAGCATCTGACAAGCGTAGTCCTGTAGCAGAGAGTAAAAAATCTGTTAAAAAAGTAGTACGCTAAGGATTTAAGTACAATGGCATATTTACGTGAACATCTAACTTTTGACAGAGCGGGATTAATTGTCGAGTCTGTCAAAGAGGGTGATGAAAAAACCAAAGCACTTTATATGAAAGGTATTTTCATACAGGGTGGCGTAAAGAATGCTAATGAGCGTGTATATCCTGTTGATGAAATTGAACGTGCAGTAGAAACACTTAACGGTCAAATTAGTGAGGGATACAGTGTTCTAGGTGAAGTTGATCATCCTGATGATTTAAAGATTAACTTAGATCGTGTATCTCACATGATTGTAAACATGTGGATGGATGGACCCAATGGTTATGGTAAGTTAAAAATATTACCTACACCTATGGGTAATTTAGTATCTACGATGTTAGAGAGCGGTGTTAAGTTAGGTGTATCTAGTCGTGGCAGTGGCAATGTTAATGACATGAATGGTCGTGTTAGTGATTTTGAAATTGTAACGGTAGATATAGTTGCACAGCCAAGTGCACCTAATGCATATCCAAAGGCTATTTATGAGGGATTGATGAACATGAAAGGTGGTCATCGTGTCTTAGAGAATTTAAAAGGTAGCAAGTTAGACAAGGATGCTCAGGTTCAAAAGTATTTAAAAGAATCCGTAGTAAACCTAATTAAGGAGTTGAAATTAAAATGATTTCAACTTTAATAATACCCGTCAGTTCGGGGTTAAACGGACTAACCACTATAGGGGAACATACAAATGTTTGATGCTATTAAGCCATTGCTTGATAACGGCATCATCAACGAAGACACAGGTCGAGCAATTAACGAGGCTTGGGAGTCAAAGTTGAATGAAGCACGTGAGCAAGTACGTGCTGAATTGCGTGAAGAATATGCAAGAAAGTACGAGCATGATAAAAATGTAATGGTTGAAGCCCTTGATAAGATGGTCACAGCAGGTCTACAGGCTGAAATTTCGGAGTTTCATGATGAGCGTAAAGCTATGAATGAAGATCGTGTTAAAGCCAAGGTTGCATTACGTGAAAACGCACGTAAATTCAATGATTTCATGATCAGCAAATTAGCTGAAGAAATCAAAGAATTACGTAGTGATCGTAAGGTACAGTTAGAAGGTCGTGAAAAATTAGAACAGTTTGTTGTACATGCACTTGCACGTGAGATCAAAGAATTCTCAGAGGACAAGAAAGCAATTGTTGAAGCCAAGGTAAAACTTGTTGCTGAGGCAAGAGCACAACTCGAAACATTGAAGACTAAATTCATTGCAGAGAGTGCAAAGCGTGTTAATGAAAGTGTTACTAAGCATCTCAAGGGTGAAATTAGTCAATTGAAAGAAGACATCAAGATTGCTACAGAAAACAGTTTTGGTCGTCGTTTATTCGAAGCATTTGCTACAGAATTTAGTGCAACGCATCTCAATGAGAAGGCTGAAACACGTAAATTAATGTCACAAATTGTTGAGAAAGACAAAAAATTGGCTGAGTCCATTGCTGAAGTTAAGAAAGCTAAAACTTTAGTTGAGAGTAAAGAGCGTGAAGTTCGCATCATTAAAGAAAGTAATCTTCGTGAAAAGATCATGACAGAATTGTTAGGACCATTAAATGAAGACAAAGCTAAAACGATGAAGAGCTTGCTCGAAAGTGTGCAGACAGGAAAGCTAAAGTCTGCATATGAGAAGTATTTACCTGCAGTACTAAATCATGGAACAGAGAAACCTGCTGTTAAAAAGCAAGTAATTTCTGAAAGTGTAGCAGTAACAGGTGATAAAACTGCCGTAAAACAGGATGTTGAAGTCGATGATGAACGTGACAACGTAATTGCGATTAGACGTTTGGCAGGGCTTTAATTTGACATATTACAGGAGATAAAGGAAAAATGTCTAAAGTATTATTAGAGAGCCGTTGGGGTGAAACAAAAGAAGCCCTTCTAGAAGGTCTCAAAGGAACTCGCCGTTCAATGATGGGTGTCATTCTTGAAAACACTCGCAAGCAGTTACTTGCTGAAAGTTCAGCAGGTACAACTACAGCAGGTAACATTGCAACACTTAACCGTGTTATTCTTCCCGTTATCCGCCGTGTTATGCCAACCGTTATCGCTAATGAGTTGGTAGGTGTTCAGCCAATGACAGGTCCTGTTGGACAAATTCACACACTACGTGTTCGTTATGCTAATAACATGAACGATACAAGTGCTGCACAAACAAGCACAGTAGCAGGTGAAGAAGCATTGTCACCATTCAAGATTGCGCAAGCATATTCTTCAGCAAGCAGCGTTACTGCAGGTGTTGTTAACACAAATCAGTCACGTTATACTGCTGCTGATACAAGCGTTCTTGAAGGTAGTGGTGGTCGCCAAATCAGCGTACAGATCTTACGTCAGGCTGTTGAAGCTAAGTCACGTAAGTTGCAAGCACGTTGGACATTTGAGGCTGCACAAGATGCACAGTCACAACATGGTATCGACGTTGAAGCAGAAATCATGGCAGCTTTAGCACAAGAAATTACTGCTGAAATTGACCAAGAAATTCTTCTTTCATTGCGTAGTTTAGCTGCAACAGAATTCACATACAATCAAGCAACCGTTTCAGGTACTGCAACATTCGTAGGTGATGAGCATGCAGCATTAGCAGTATTGATCAATCGTGTTGCTAACTTGATTGCACAGCGTACACGCCGTGGCGCAGGTAATTGGGCAGTTGTTTCAAGCGAAAGCTTAACAATTCTCCAAAGTGCAACAACATCAGCATTTGCACGTACCACTGAAGGTACATTCGAAGCACCTACAAACACTAAGTTTGTTGGTACATTGAATAACGCAATGCGTGTTTTCGTTGACTCATATGCTCCAACAGGTACAGCAGTATTGGTTGGTTATAAGGGTTCAAGCGAGACAGATGCAGCAGCATTCTATTGCCCATACATTCCATTGATGAGCAGTGGTGTTGTTCTAGATCCAACAACATTCGAACCTGTAGTTAGCTTCATGACACGTTATGGTTATGTTGAGCTTACCAATACAGCATCAAGCTTTGGTAATGCTGCTGACTACGTTGGCGAGATTGCTGTACAGAACGTATCATTTCAGTAAAATATATTATAAAAAATATATTTTAGAAATATCTAAGGGCACTTCGGTGCCCTTTTTTGTAACTTAAATTAATGGAATGTAATATTTTATTAATAATAAATATTCCAAATTCTATTAACAATAATTTCTAACGATAGGAAACGTATCATTAATTAGGAAACGAAAATGAAAATCAATGAAATAGAAGAAATGACCATGTTAGGACCTGATCTTTCCCAACAAGCAGAAAAATTTGCTAATACAAACAAAAAACGTTGGTATACTCATGGCAAACACATTGCTGATATTGAAAACTACAAAGTACTTCAGGATGGAATTTATTATAGTCTGTGGGATGATGATACATTGGTAGCAGTATCTTCATTGAGTAACGCATCAAATGAAGTTGACGATGTATATGTTAATCCTGTATATAGAGGTAAAAAGATATTTTCAATGATGCTATGGTTCTTCAAAACTAGATTGAATAGATCTCCGTTGATGTTGGGTCAGGTCCATTCTAAAATGATGCAAGAAGTGATAAAAGGATTAAGTAGGTTTAACAAGTATTGGTATAATATTCGTACTAATGAAAAAGAACCATTTTCTTTAGATACCCTAGATAATTTTTATAGTTATTTGAGTCCTACCCCATGGCGATTGATGTTGGAAAATATTGGAGAATTTGATTGGCCTATGTTTGCTAAAAATAAAAGTTTCGTTACGGAATCATATGAGCCATATATTGATTAGTACAAATGATAATATTAATCTTTCGGGATGGAAAGAAAAAAGGGCATCTAAGTGCCCTTTTTTATATTAGTATAATTAATATAAAGGTATAAATATACAATAGGATAACTTTTTATGTTACTTGAGGGTGGTATATTATTTGAAGGTGGTTTTGTTGTGGATACAGGCATTGAAGCATTGCCAACCTATAGTGTATCTCCTACATCTAGCTCAATCAATGAAGGGGAAAGTTTAACATTTAATGTTACTACCACTAACGTAAATGATTCAACAACTCTTTATTGGACTGTATTAGATATTACTACAGACTCTGCTGATTTTGTTGCCACTAGCGGTAGTTTTACTATTACATCAAACACAGGTTCATTTAATATTACAACAACCAATGATGTTACTACTGAAGGTTCTCAAACTTTTCAAATGCAAATACGTACTGTCAGTACTAGTGGGACAGTAGTCGCCACAAGTAGTACAGTTACAATTATAGATTCTAGCACTAATCCAACCTATAGTGTAACCCCTACATCTAGCTCAATCAATGAAGGAGAAAGCTTAACATTTAATGTTGCTACTACTAACGTAGTCAATGGTACAACTTTATATTGGACTATATTAGATATTACAACAAGTTCTTCTGATTTTGTTGCTATTAGTGGTAGTTTTACGATTACGTCAAACGCAGGATCGTTTAATATTACAACGATCAATGATGTTACCACCGAAGGATCTCAGACATTCCAAATGCAGATACGTACAGTTAGTACTAGTGGTACTGTAGTTGCTACAAGTAACACAATTACGATTATAGACACTAGCACTAATCCAACTTATAGTGTAACTCCTACATCTAGTTCAGTTAATGAAGGATCAAGTTTAACATTTAATGTTGCTACTACTAATGTAACTGATAGTACAACTTTATATTGGACTGTTTTAAATATTACAACATCTTCCGCTGATTTTGTTGCTACTAGTGGCAGCTTTACTATTACGTCAAACGCAGGATCATTTAATATTACAGCGTCCACTGATGTCACCACTGAAGGACCAGAAACATTCCAAGTACAAATACGTACGGTCAGTATTAGCGGAACCGTAGTTGCTACAAGTAGTACGGTTACAATATCTGAACCGTTTGTTCCAGGCACAGGGTTCAATGGTGCAACTCGTGCAATGGAGATTCAAAGTGATGGTAAAATTGTATTAGTGGGTAGTTTCACTAGTTATGATAATACTACTCAAAACTATATAACTAGACTGCTTACAACGGGTGCTAGGGATACAGGGTTTAGTATTGGAACGGGGCTTGGGTTTTCAACTGCCCCAATACCTAGTGCTCTAGCTATTCAAAGTGATAGTAAAATCTTAGTTGGTGGTAATTTTACAAGTTATAATGGTACTACACAAAACTATTTAACTAGATTGAATACAGATGGTACTAGAGATACGGGATTTAATTTACAAGGTGCGGGGTTTAATAATGGTACTCGTGGAATAGCTGTTCAAAGTGATGGTAAGATTGTAGTAGTTGGTATTTTTACTACCTATAACAGTGCCACACAAACTCGTATAATAAGATTAAATTCAGATGGTACTAAAGACACAGGTTTCAGTGTAGGTACAGGGTTTAATGGCGGAGCTACAGCAGTAGCTATTCAAAGTACTGGTAAAATAGTAGTTGGTGGTCTTTTTACTACATATAATGGTACCACTTCAAATTATATAGCTAGACTTAACACAGATGGTACTATAGATACAACTTTTACAACTAATATTGGTACAGGATTTGGTTCGGGATCATCAATATTTTCCATTGCAGTTCAAAGTGATGACAAAATTCTTGTAGGTGGTATTTTTACATCTTTCAATGGTACTACACAAAATCGTATAATAAGATTAAATTCAGACGGTACTAGAGATACTAGTTTTGTAACGGGTACGGGTTTTAATGATTCAACGTTTGCAATAGATGTTCAAAGTGACGGTAATATAATTGTTGGTGGTCAATTCAGTAGTTATAATGGTTCTAGTGTTGGTTATGGAATAGCTAAACTTAGTAGCAGTGGTGCTTTAAATGCAACATTTACAACAGGTACGGGTACAGGATTCCAAGCGATATCAAACTCAGTACGTGGTGTTCGTACTCAAACTGACGGTAAAATTATGGCTTGCGGTTTTTTCACAACGTTTAATGGAAATACTGCAAACTATATAGCTAGACTTAATAGTAACGGTACTAGTGATAGTTAGATATATTATTAGTTTAATTATAACGAATAACAGTGGTAATTTAGTATTATAAATTTATTTACACACTAAGCATAAATTGTTATTTTTTTCAATAAAATAATATTTATAAATAAACGCATGGAATTAATACATTTTTGCGGTGGACTACCAAGATCGGGTAGTACAATATTAATGAATATTTTGCAACAAAACCCGCAGATTTTTACTACGAGTACATGTGCTTTATACGATATAATAAAAGATAAACTACTTGTACGAGTAAGACAGCAGGAATCATTTATTGCGATGTCAAGTGAACAAGCAGATATTGCAACATATGGTTTAATTCAAGGTGGGACAAAGGGGTGGTTTGAAGCACTTACTGATAAACCAATTGTAATATCAAAAAGGCATGGATGGTCATCATTATTACACCTTTATCCTCAATCAAAGTTCATATGTGTAATTAGAGATTTACGTGACATTGTAGAAAGTTTTGAACGAGTAAACCGTAAATTTAAAGCATTACACACTTATAATTCTAGTGGAATCGTAACTATGGGAATGCATTGGTTAGAAAAATTTAAATATTATTTTGGCGAACCTAATTCATTGTCAGTAACATTGAATCATGAAATACCTAAATCACTAGAACTTTATAATCAAGACCCACGCAAAGTATTGTTTATTAGATATGAAGATTTTACCGCTGATCCAAATAAAATTATAAAAGTTATCTATAAATTTTTAGATCTTGATTATTTTAATCATAATTTAAATAAAATTGATCAATCATTTTTATTTGAACACGACCATTCTTATTTTCGTGAAAAAGTAAGTCATGAAACTTATACAGAATTTAGAGAATATTCAAAGCCTAATCGAATCCTTGATGATAATTTTCATAATAAAGTAATTAAAGAAAATAAATGGTACTTTGAATATTTTTATCCTGAAGTATTAGATGAGTAAAAAAGGAAAGTAATGGATACGATTAGTTATTTTGAAAACAATGGGTATGTAGTTTTAAGTAATGCTTTAGATTCAGAATCATGTACTGAGTTAGTTAATCACATGTTTGAATTACATAAAAATAATAAGACGGTTAAAGATGAACAATGCCCATTGTCAGATGCTGTTTATGGTGATAAAGTATTTGATAATTTGTTAAGTGAATTAGCAGATCCAATAGGAAAACATGTTGGAAGAAAACTATTACCAACGTATACATACGCAAGAATTTATAGACCAAATGAAATTCTAAAAAAACATGTAGATAGACCTTCTTGTGAAATTAGTGCCACTATTACCTTAGGCTTTGATGGAAAAGTTGTTTGGCCTATATATGTTGATGAAGAAAAAGAAATTAAATTAAATTTAGACATTGGTGATTTGCTTGTATACAAAGGTTGTGAAGTTACGCATTGGCGACCAAAATACAAAGGCACGTGGCAAGTACAAGTTTTTTTACATTATGTTGATGCTGATGGTCCATACACAGAATATGTATTAGATAAAAGATCACAATTAGGCATAGAAAAAAATACTATTACTCAAAACAATTTAAAAAAACCTATTATTGCAGATAATAAAAGAAAATCTATCGTTGAAGATTCATACAAGTTATATGAAGATGAACCTATAGCAAACAATAAAAAAATTAGTATAGATATTCCTACACCAATTTTTGATTATGTTATGTTACCTTCTTTACCACGTGAGTTACCAAGTTATTTCGGGTGCACTCCAAGCAATGCTTCTGAAATTTCTTTTACAAAAGAAGAATGCAAGTCAATTATTGCGCTAATCTCTAATACCTATGGAGATTCAGCAAAAGTTGGTAATGCTAATAAACATGTTGCAAAGATACGTGCAGCTAATAATTATGCAGTGCATAATAACGATTCTAATCGATGGATTTTTCATAAATTAGGTTTAATTGTTAATTTTGCCAATCATAAACATTTTAACTATGATATATGGGGTATCAATCCTTACCTTCAATTACTTGAATATGAAACAAACAATAATGGTGAAAATGGGCATTACATTTCACACGTTGATGTGGGTCCAGGCCCATTTGCTTTTAGAAAAATATCGGTAGTAGTGCAACTTAGTGATCCAAATACATATACAGGATGTGAATTAGTTATTAACAATTATACTAATCATATAAGAGCTTCAAATGAGCAAGGTTCGGTTCATTTGTTTCCGAGTTTTATGCCACATGAAGTTACACCAATTAAATCAGGTACTAGATACTCTTTAGTTACTTGGATAGAAGGACCAATGTTTAGATAGACTAAAGTTTGTTTAAATAATTAAAAAGGATATTAAATGACTGAAGAAAATAAAAATGAGTTGACTGTATTTGAAGAAATTCGACGTGATTTAACTATAGTTAATACACCAAAAGTGCCTTTAAGTATGGTTTTTGGTAGAGGATCAATGGGTGATCAAGAGAGTTTTGGAGGTCAATCTTTGTTACAAAATACTGTAAAAGTTGATTATGCATTGCAAAACACTTCGGAACTTCAAACAATATGGAATCATAGTCATACACAATGGACTTGGCGACATATTAACCTAAGTTGGCTGTCACCTTATAATAATATGAGACAAATTGCTGCTGAAATACAAAATAAAAAAACAGCACTCAATGAAGCAAAATGGAGGCGCATAGACCTTGAAATTGATATTAGAGAAATGGAAGATAAACTTAATAAAGGTTTAGAAAACAATTCATTAGATTATTGGGAAGAAGTAAAATTAAAAGTTAAATTAGCTAAAGCTAAGGAAGGTTTACACGATGGAATAACTTACATTGAAGGTGCAATGAAAGACATTTTATCACTTTCAGAATTTTATGAACAATTAAAATCAAAACTTTCAAACTTTAGTGAAGCTGATTACGAAAAAGAAGAAACAAAAAATCATTTAAAACGAGCATTGGTTCAGTGTATAAGAGATGTACGAATGACAGGTGGTATATCTAAAGGTGAACAAGAATATATTGAACAAATTGGTGTAAATCCAACTAAACTGCAATCTTTATTAAGAGAATATGTTGTAAGAGAAAATAAAGAAGAAGGATGGGATGTTAGTGGACTTTATGATTTTGTAAATACCTTAACTGATGAACTAGTTGATTCCCATAAGGTTGATCAAAAACGCATGGAATTACAAGGATTAAAGCCTAATATATTAGAAGATTTTACACAAACGGAAAAACTAGCGTTACCCAAAAAATAGCAAATTGTAATTTATACTTCTAGTATAAATATAATTATAAAAAGGGTGTGTATATGCAACTAACTTCTATTACAATTTCAGGTGGACTAACTTTTAGCTCATCAGGATCTCCATCACCATCTCCTGGTCCTGCTGCAACATATGGGTATTCTGCGGCAGGTTATAAAAATTTTAATGACCCTCCTGCCCCAGGCACCTACGTACTCTATGCTGAAAGATTTCCTTTTGCATCTGATACAAACTCATCAAATATAGGATCTATTTCGCCTGGCGATACTCAAATTACCGCTAGTATGGATTCTGCAACACATGGTTATGGTGTATCAGGTTTTTATAATCATTATTATAAATTTTCGTTTGCTTCTTCAGTAACTGATTATGCTGTGTCCTCTAATTTATCCTCTTATCCAACATGGATTGGAAAATATGCTGCAGGAGTATCTTCTATTCCGTATGGATATGGTTATATGTTAGGTGGAAGTCCTGCTACGCCTGGGCCTGGGCAATATGGGCCTGCAGGTGGTATTAATCAAATAGCAAAATTTCCATTTTCTTCAACTGCTGCAATGTCAAATGTAGCAGCACTAGGTATGCAAAGTTATGGTTTAACAGGTTTAGAGTCACCTACTCATGGTTATGGTGCGGGTGGGTATCAGCATAATGCATACTATAAATTCCCATTCGCATCAGAAACAAGTGGATCGTTTGTTGGAGATTTAGCAGTACCTGGGGGTGGTGTTTATTGGGCACAAGCACAAAATTCTACTACCAATGGTTATATTAGTGGTGGTTACTTAACTACTCCTTATGCTTATAGAGACAATATTTTAAAATTCCCATTCGCTAGCGATACAAATGCAGTAAATGTAGCAGTTTTAACTACACCAACTCAATTGGCAGGTGGGCATTCTTCGGGAACTCATGGCTATAACAGTGGGGGAGCATCCAATTCTAATCCACGTTTTGTTCCAATAAATGCTATCCAAAAATTTCCTTTTTCATCTGATACTAACGCAGCTAATGTAGCAACATTGGTAAATGGAAAATTTAATGGATACAATGGTCAAGGTTAAAAGGATATATTCATGCCCATAGTAAAATTTAAAAAAGATAATTCTAACAATCAAACAAAACCAACCTGTATTACAAATGGTGAATTTTTTTATTGTAAAGCTGATTCAACTTACGTAGGTTGGAGTCATATAACTCAAGTGCCTAATGATGTGTTTATTTTGACAAAACAAGATATGATAGATCGCTTGTTATTCATCCACAAAAATGAACATAAATTAGTTAAGAGAAATGGCCCAGGTAAGGATGGAATTCAAGGTTTTTTAACAGATCAAGAAGTTATAACAGAAGCTACTAATTTTTATGACAGATTGCATTCAACTTCTGTTTAATTATTAACCATTCACATCCATTAAACTAGATATAAAATTTAAAACTAAGTTTTAAATTTTTATATTATACTTTTGTAAGTTAAGTTTTAAGTTTATCCAAATTAAGGTTATTCTATTTTACATACTAAATAGATAAGTATGGATGAATAAGAATGCAAATTGGAATTGGAATAACATTTGGGTATGGCATAACGTTTGGTCAGGGACAAGAAGTTATTGTTTTACCCAACCCTTATTTTGCAAATTATACATTTACTGCAGGTAGTTATGAACAACAAGGTTTTGTCACTGTTGAAGAAAACGTTGTTTTAAAATTTGAAAATGGTGCAACTTGGACTGTAACTCCTGATTTACCGAATGTATATACAAGCAACGTAACCTTCACCCCAGGCTCCTACGTTCAAAATTCTCCAATATATGTTGATCCTGAGGTTGCACTAACACTTCAAGATGGTGCGAATTGGACTATATTATAAAAGGAACTTAAAATGGCAGTAACTCTTAACTCAACAGGTAATGCAAATGGTTTTATCCTATCAAGTGATAATACAGGAAACCTTGCGATACAAACTAGTGGCAGCAATGCATTAACTATTGATTCAAGTCAAAATATTTCTATAACTAAGTATGCAAATCTTGGTGCAGTTGCAAATGTATCTATTACAGGTGGTTCAAACGGTCAAGTTTTAACCACGGATGGTAGTGGTATTCTTAGTTGGAGTACTGTTAGTGGTGGGGGTGGTGGATCTAATATAGCCAATGGTACATCAAATGTTAGTATTGCTACATCAGGTGGTAATGTTACTGTAGGTATTAATGGTACTCCAAATATTGTTGTTATTAGTGATGCAAATACAAACATTGCAGGTAATGCTAATGTTACAGGAAAAGTTATTGCAGGTGCAGTTACTTATGCAAACGCAGATGGCACAAATGGACAAGTTTTAACTACTTATGGTAACGGAATAACTTATTGGTCAACCGTATCAGGTGGAGGTGGTGGTTCAAATATTGCTAACGGTAATAGTAATGTAAGTATTTCAACTGCTGCAGGTAATATAGATTTCAGCGTAAATGGTACAGCTAACGTATTTCGTGTTGCAGCAGGTGGTAATTTAGTTGGTAATTTATTAAACTTATATTCCAATGGTGTTGTCGGTATTGGTAGAAGTGTAGTAGCAAATGCAGCTAATACAATAGGATTGGGTAATGCTGCAATTGCTAGCGGGGCTAGTGGAGTAGCGATTGGTACTAACGCTAAAGCAAATGGTAGTCAATCTATTAGTATAGGTCAAAATGCTAACGCAGATTTAGCAGGGACTATAGCGATAGGAGCAAATCCTAATGCTTATGCAACTAGCGCAATAGCCATAGGAAATCGTGCTAATGCTAATAGTAATAATTCAATTTCTATAGGCTCACTTGTAACCGCTAATGCTGCAAATGCAATAATTATAGGTTATAATACTAATGCTACAGGTAATAATAGCATAAGAATAGGTTCGGGCACTGCCACTGGTGCAGCAGGTTCAGAATCAATTGCAATTGGATTTGGTCCTGCAGCCGAAGGTAGTGATGCAGTTGCATTGGGAAGAGTTGCTACTGCTGGCGGTGCAAACTCTATAGCAATTGGAAGAGCAAATGCAGGTTCGGGTAATTCTATTGCTATTGGTCTTAATGCAAATGTCAATGGAAGCGATTCTATTGCTATAGGTGCTAATGCACGAGTTTATGATTTATCTAATGCTATTGTATTAAATGCTACAGGTGCTAATCTTTTTGCAGCCAACAATAACAGTTTTACGGTTAAACCTGTTCGTCAAGCAAGTACGTCAAATGTAATGTATTATGACAGTACATCAGGTGAAATATCATATGATGTATTATCGGGTGGTTCAACTATATCAAATGGTACAAGTAATGTATCTATACCTACTACCGATGCTAACGTTGAAATTGGCGTGGGTGGTACTGCAAATGTATTAGTTATTTCAAGTACAGGCATTAGTGTTACAGGTGATAGTTTAATTACAGGTAATTTAACAGTTGATGGTAATTTAGTTTATGTCAATGTTGAAGATTTGGCAATTGAAGATCCTATTATTCAACTACAAATGGGACCAAATGGTGCAGCACCTGCAAGTAATAGTGGTAAAGATGTTGGTACCGCATTAAATTATTTTGATACAGCAGCAAAAGTTGCTTGGATGGGTTGGGATGTAAGCAATGCAGAAATTTCTTTTGGATCAGACGTTGGTATTGCTAACGAAGTAATAAGCTTCAATACGTTAGCTAATATTCGTGCAGGTAATGCTATTTTGGACAGTGTTCAAACACCAACAGTACAAAATGGTAATAGTAATGTTTCAATTGCAGCTAATACTAATGTTACAATTTCTGTAGCAGGTGCTGCTAATAGAGTAGAAATTTCTGATACACTTTCTAATTTTGCAGGTAATGTTCAAGTTGAATTAGATATTGCGGGTAATACTGCTAATTTTAGTGGCAATGTTATTCTACCAAACTTAACAGTTAATTTAGAACTAGTTGGGAATACAGCTAACTTTAGTGGCAATGCCAATGTTAATAATTTAGGTATTAATTTAGAACTAGTTGGGAATACAGCTAACTTTAGTGGCAATGCCAATGTTAATAATTTAGGTATTAATTTAGAACTAGTTGGGAATACAGCTAACTTTAGTGGCAATGCCAATGTTAATAATTTAGGTATTAATTTAGAACTAGTTGGGAATACAGCTAACTTTAGTGGCAATGCCAATGTTAATAATTTAGGTATTAATTTAGAACTAGTTGGTAATACAGCTAACTTTATTGCAACAACCACTACAAATCCTATAGTAGTAGGCGCAGTAACTTATGCAAACACTGATGGTACAAGCGGACAAGTATTGACAACATACGGTAATGGTATTACTTATTGGGGAACAGTAAGTGGTGGAGGTGGTGGATCATCCATAAGTAATGCTAATAGTAATATTGCAGTCTTATCAGCAAACGGTAATATCACAGTGACTGTAAATAGTGTGGTAGTAGCTAATTATAATTCAGGTACTACACCTATTATTTTTCAGGGAAATATTAGAGCATATACCAATGCTAATAGAGATGCAAACCTTATAAACATCAGTTCAGGTGGTGTTGTCGCACTTGGTATGAACTCATCAAGTACAGGTAACGGTATTGCAATTGGTAATGGTGCATCTACGGGTGCAGCAGGACTTGGTATAGGATTTTTAGCGGGTGCTAGTTCAACTAATGCAATTTCAATTGGATCCTCCACCAAAGGCCCAGGCACCAACACCATCGCTATTGGTACGTTGGCACAAGCTAATAACTCAACGGTTGCTGCATCAGTAACACGTGCAATCGCTATTGGAGCACAAGCAGGTGAAAGTTCTCTTGCTACAGATAGTATTGCAATTGGTTATCTTGCATCACAAAATTCTAATGCAGCAGCAAACTCAATCTTCATGGGTAGATCTGCAGGTGCAAACATTGGTGCAACAGCAGGTAGTGCTGATGGTATGATTGTTTTAGGTAAGAATTCTGCCTCTGCTGCACCTACTATTGCTAATAACTTTATTGGTATTGGTACTAACGTAGCAGCTAACTCTACTGCAGCTATCGCAGCAAACTCTATAGCGATTGGTTTTGAAGTCGGTCGAACAGGTGGTACAGGTGCAGACAGTATTGGTATGGGTACTTATGCGCAGCGTGGTGGGGTGCCTGGGGCAAATACGATTGCTATCGGTTCATATGCAGGTTATACAGGACAAGGTGCAACTAGTATTGCAATTGGTGCAAATGCAGGTTACACCAACCAAGCAGTTAATACCATTATATTAAATGCATCAGGATCAAACCTAAACCAAACCACTGCTAATACATTTACCGTAAAACCTGTTAGAGCAGTAACAGATGTAACAGGTTTGAAAGTGGTTTATTATAACCCAACAACAGGTGAAATTGTTTATTATAACGTTTAATAATTTGGAACATATAGAATGAGTGAGAAAAAACTTTATCAAATATGCTGTAACTCTGAAGCTGATTGGGATTATTTACATGAACTTTTAACAAGAGATGGCACTTTAGAAGATAATATCCCACAAAGAGCAGTAGAACTAGTGGATTATAAAGCACATAGCCCAACAAGATCTACCTATCTTTTATCTGATGAAGAAGCACAAGAATTATCTAAACATCCAACAATTAAATTTGTAAATTTAGATTATGCAAGTTATGATGAATTTAAACCTCCTCCTGACCAATTACATGCTACGTATAGATACGCTTCTAACGTAAAAAATTATAGAAACTTTTCTAATCCTAGTATTATGCCTACTAACTTTACTGAGGCAGATACAAATCGTACAGGTTACCAACTTTTACGAATGACACAAAAAGAAAACCCATGGTATGGGTTGAATAGTCAAACAGTTATTCAAGATAGGATTGATATTTCAGATACAGGTGTGGGCGTTGATGTAATTGTTGGCGATGATGGATGTGCATTTGGGCACGTTGAGTTTCAAGACAATGCAGGTTCAGGTCCTACTAATTTAATTGGTGGTAATCCGCTAGATGCAGCAGGTACTTGTATGCTATTAGACATGGTTTTAGAAGGACCATATTACATAGATCCTGATTATTTTAACGCTAACCCTGGTACCCGCTTAACTACCCGATGGGATGGCACTACTGTACCTGTTGAATCAGTTGCAAGAAATTGGTGGGGTAATTCTTCAGCACGTTCGTCATCATTTAGCAGTATGGGTACTGTTACCGTTACTGCAAGTTATACAAGAGCTAATTGTAATGGAGACAATACAACTTTTCCTAATGAAGGTGACCATGGTACGTGTTGTGCAGCATTAACCTATGGGCGAACACAAGGTTGGGCATACAATGCAAATAAATGGTTTATTAACGTCTATGGTACCTATGGATTAGGTATTGAACAATATTTTGATATGATGAAATTATTTCATCAAAATAAACCAATTAACGCAACGCATGGCACACGTAACCCAACCATTTCAAGTAATAGTTGGGGCTATCGTGCTACACTTCCTATAACAAGTGGCGCATATTATTTTAGACAGGGTACTTCAGGAACAGGTGGTGTATCATTTACAAGTAGCACAAAACCTGCGTTTATGCAATATCTTGGATCAACAGGCGATGCAAATCGTTTTAAAGGTGAAATGGTTGACAACAGTTTTACCGAAGCAGGTGCTGAAATGATTCAGGCAGGTGTTATTTTTGTAGTTGCTGCGGGAAATAGTAACCAACAACAAGTAGGATCAGATCAACCTGATTATAATAATTATTGGGCAAGTGCGTTAAACACGCCTTTAGCAAGTGCAACACATAGTGAATTTGGGTTGACTTGTTATAACACTACAAGTCGTAGAGGTTTCCCACAACAATTAGGAAAATATACATCAGGTGCTAATGTTGTTTATCCTGCAATTAACATTGGTGCACTAGATGATCAATTCATGTCAGATGGTAAAGAACGTAAAGTTAACTATAGCGATATGGGCGAACAAATTGATGTATATGCTCCTGCTGATGGAACAATGGCTGCAAACCGTGGTTATGCTACTCAATATTTACGTCCTGATACATATGAACCATCAGGTACAACACGTGGATACACTGCAATTTGTAACGCAATTGCGCAATTAAGTGGTACAGAGAGTTTTACTGCTGAGCCTAATACAGGGTGGCGATTAGTTACCACAAGTGATACTACGGCAACATTAACTCCAATTGCTAGTGATTTAAAAGGATCAACGGGATTAAGTTTATTGTCTATATCAGGTGGTGATAATGATGATGGATATTACGGTGTTAATATTGCAGGAGGTGGAGGATTTACTATCACGTTCGCTAATTCAACATTTGGTAACGTATACATTAGTACTAATAGCTTAATCACATTTACTTCAGGATATATTGATCTTACGTGGAATAATTCAACCCCTGCCATGAGAAAAATTATGATTAGCGCAGCAGATAATAGTTGCCAACGTTGTTATGGTGGTTTTGAGGGTACTTCACCAAATAGAACAATTCGTTTTAGGTTTGAAGGCACTGATGATATTACAGGGGTAGTTGGTAGCCCTAACATGGTATGGGAATTTACCATGTATGAAAATGCTCGAAATCAATTCGATATACAAATTGGGTTAAATTCAAGTCAAGCTGCAGAATTTTATGATGCTGCATTTAGTGGCACTAGTGCAGCATGTCCTGTTTCTACAGGATTAATAGCAACAAAATTGCAACAAAATCGTAGTTGGACATGGCAAGATGTACGTACTTGGTTACAAAGTTTAGATATACAAGATTCTAATAAATTTTATCAAGGGCCTACACCTGCAACTGCAACAAGTTCAGATTGGGCAGATTTAAATAGTTTGATGGGTGGAACAAGACGTGTATTATATAATTCAGATATTGTACCAACCCCAACGTCTACTCAAGTTACCTTTACAGGAGTTACAATTACAGGGTTGTCTATTTAAATATTATTAGGGTAAATACTAGAGCATGATAGAAATAATCTACACTCTAGTATCTACCCATATCACAATACTTTGTGTAACATTATATCTTCATCGTAGTCAAGCACATCGTGGCATAACTTTCCACCCTATCATATCTCATTTCATGCGTTTTTGGTTATGGCTAACTACAAGCATGGTTACCAAAGAATGGGTTGCAGTACATCGTAAACATCATCGTTATACAGAACAAATTGGTGATCCACATTCACCACATGTTTATGGTATTTTTAACGTAGTATTTCGTGGCGCATGGTTATATAATATAGCAACAAAAAATAGACAAATGATAGACCAATATGGTGTAGGTGCACCTAATGATTGGGTAGAAAGAAATATATACAGTAAATACACAGTACATGGCATCCTTGCTTTACTCATTATTAATACTATATTGTTTAACGGTTGGGGGATTGTTATTTGGCTCATCCAAATGGCGTGGATACCTTTTTGGGCTGCAGGTGTTGTTAACGGTCTTGGTCACTACGTGGGCTATCGTAACAACAATACCAATGATAGATCCAAAAATTTATTCCCAATTGGTATCATAATTGGTGGTGAAGAACTTCATAACAACCATCATAATGATCCCGCTAGCCCTAAACTAAGCTTGAAATGGTATGAATTTGATACAGGTTGGATGTGGTTTAATATATTAAGGATTTGTAGGTTGGCAAAATATAGATAAAAGGAAAAATAATGTCTTGGACTAATAAAAAAGTAAACTCAAAAACACCACCATGGATTTATAGACAGTCACAAAATAAATATCATAATGATCCTATCGGTGAAGAAAGCTATAAATTTTCAAGACAATTACAAGAAAACTTATCTAATACGAATAAAAATGAAAAAACAAAATAAATATTATTATCTCAAACGGGATGGGAGCAATTAGGGAATCATTTGTGATTCCTTTTTTGTTTATATTGTTATTTCATTTAAATCAACAGTAGCATCAACAGTTAATTCATACTCATCGTGTGCTTTTTGTTTTAAGTTTTGTATTCTTAAACGATTACAATTAGAACAATAAGTTTTATACTTTCCACTAATCCTTACCAAATCTAATTGACAACTATGCTTAGCTATAAAACCACAGGTTTCACACGTAGAATTTTTTTGTAATTGTTTCCTGTATTTTTTACTATCACAACTACTGCAGTATTTTCTCCATTTAGGAAACCCTTGTACACTTTTTCCACAAGAACGTGCAGGACGCACCCTACATTCAACACAAATCGGGCGTTTTGTTGTCTTAGTTAGCATAATTTAATATTTATGTCTTTAGTACCTCAAAAGACATGAAATAAAACTAAATAACTATATCAACAAATTTGGACTGAATTTAGATGACACAAGAACTTATTAATATTGGTACCTTACCAAATGATGGTACAGGAGATCCTGTACGAGTTGCTTTCCAAAAAATTAATAACAACTTTTCACAAGTTTTTAATGGCAATACATTTAGTCAAATTTATGGACCTGAAGGCAGTGTACAGTTTAAGCGTGTAAATAATTTACAAGCAGTTGCGTTAAAAGGCGATATATATCTTTTAACAGGTTCACCATCAAGATTTTATACTTCAACTGATTTAGTTGATTTTACATTAAACCCAAACCCACCTACAAGTAATACCATCTATTCATTGATTACCGCAAGTGGTAATTTTTGGGGGGTTGGTGAAGGTGGTACAGTTGTTACAAGTAATAATGGTGTTATTTGGGCAAATGCTATACAAACAAGTGTCACTGATACATTACGTGATATTGCCTACGATAGTTCAAATACAAGATTTGTTACTGTTGGTGATAATGGTAGAATTTTATATAGCACTAATGGAGCGAATTGGACATTACAAACAAGTGGTACTACTGAAAACCTAAATGGTGTAACATTTGCAGACAGTTTAGGTTTTGTAACAGTAGGTTCAAATGGTACTGCATTATATAGTACCAATGGTACAGTATGGAATGTAGCTAATACTACAGTTACCGAAGAATTATACAGCATTACGTACAATGGTGCACTCTTTACTGCAGTTGGTGCAAACGGTACAATTATTACTAGCAATCTGTTGGCAACATGGTCCGATAGAACTACTCCAAATGTCACTGTAGATTTGTACAGTGTTACATCTGCTAATGTTTCAGGTAATTTAACGTTTATCACTGTAGGTGAGAATGGTGTAGTTTATCAAAGTACTGATGCTAATGCGGTTATATGGACCCCACAAACTAATCCTATTGCACAAAATCTTGTTGATGTAACCATTGCAGGTAATACATTTATTGCCACAGGTGCAAATAGTGCGGTTATTAATTTAGGTTTTGGTAATTCAGTATGGGCAAATGTTAGTGTACCTGCTCGATTAGATGGCAGTGCAAATTTCTTATATGATGATCCTAAGAGTAATATTAATATTGCTGCCAATATTATTCCTCAATCAGGCGCAAATGTTACTTTAGGTACAACTAATAATCGCTTTGCTTCAGGTTTCTTTGATAGTATTGAAGCCAATATTGTTACAAGTAATTTAACATTAAGCAATATTCAGGTAACAGGGTCAGCTAATTTAGGCAATGTATCAAATGTTACTATTTTTGGTGGAGATAATGGTTATTTCCTACAGACTGATGGTGCAGGTAATTTAACATGGGCACCTGCAGGTAATGGTGGAGGTGGTGGTAACGGATCACCTGCAGGAGCAAATACCCAAGTACAGTTTAACGATCAAGGCAATTTTGGTGGTGATGCAGGATTTACTTACAATAAAGTATCAAACGTTCTTTCTGTTAACACTGTCACTTCATTTAACCAAACAATCAGTAACAACTTAGCAGTAAGTAATACATTAACAACATTAATTGCTAATGTTACAGGTAATTTAAAATCAGGTAATGCAAATCTTGGTAATTTAGCTACAGCAAATTATATCAATGTAGTATGGGATGTAAGTGCTAATGTTGTATATTCAAATTATGTTTATGGTGATGGTTCTAATTTAACAAACTTACCACCTGTTTCTAACGCAAACTATGCTAATACATCAAACGTAGCAAATTCTGCCAACACTGCTAATACAGCAAACATAGCCAACGTTGCTTACTCAGTAAGTGGAGCAAATGTTATTGGTGATGTTTCAGGGGCAAATACAGCCAACATAGCTAATATTGCAAACGTAGCCTA